TTAAATCTCTGCCGTGCGGTCGCGCAGGGCAAATTTCTGCACCTTGCCCGTGGACGTCTTGGGCAAAGGGCCAAAGACAACATGCCGGGGACATTTGAAATGTGCCAAGCGTTCCCGGGCGAAGGCAATGATTTCCTCTGCACTTGCTGCTTCTCCGTCTTTCAGGGTCACGAAGGCACAGGGCGTCTCCCCCCATTTCTCATCGGCCTTGGCGACAACAGCGGCCTCCAGGACCTTTGGATGGCGATACAGCACCGTTTCCACCTCAATGGTAGAGATATTCTCGCCCCCGGAAATGATCACATCCTTGGATCGATCCTTTAGTTCGATATAGCCATCGGGATGCCAGACCCCCAGATCGCCCGAATGGAACCAGCCGCCGGCAAAAGCCTCCCGCGTCGCGGCCTCGTTCTTCAGATAGCCGCGCATCACAACATTGCCTCGGAAGAAAACCTCCCCCATGGTGACGCCATCTTTGGGCACCGGCTCCAGCGTTTCTGGATTGGCAACCATCAAGGCCTCCAGCACATGATAATTCACACCCTGGCGGGCCTTCAGCCGGGCGCGCTCCTCCGCATCCAGTACATCCCAGTCAGAGTTCCACTCACACACAACCGCCGGACCATAGACCTCTGTCAGGCCATAGACATGGGTGATGTGAAATCCTTCCTCCTCCATTCGTTGCAGGACGGAGGCGGGCGGCGGGGCCGCTGCGGTCATCGCTTCCACCGTTTGCGGCAGGATGCGCTTATCCTCCGGCTTTGCATTGACCACCATGTTCAGCACAATCGGCGCACCACAAAAATGCGTTACCCCCTGATCCGCGATGGCATCAAATATCGCCTTTGCCGAAACCTGCCGCAGGCACACGCTGGTCCCGCCAATCGCCGCCAAGGTCCAGGGGAAGCACCAGCCATTGCAGTGGAACATCGGCAGGGTCCATAAATAGCGTGCCCCCGACCCCATTGTCCAGGTCACCACATTGCCCAGCGCCAGCAGATAGGCCCCCCGGCTGTGATAGACCACGCCCTTTGGGTTGCCTGTCGTGCCACTGGTATAGTTCAGACTGACCGCCTGCCATTCATCCGCAGGCGGGCCATAGGCAAACTCGGGATCGCCGGTTTCCAGAAACTGTTCATAAGTCATCTCCCCCAAGAACGGCCCAGGATTCCCGGCCAGGGGATCATCGATATCGATGACCAGAATATCGCGCCCTGCCTCTTCCAGTGCCGGCCCAACAATAGCGGCGAAATCCCGATCCGTGATCAGGACCTTGGCCTCCCCATGATTCAGGATGAAGGCGATGGTGGCAGAATCCAGCCGTGTATTCAGCGCGTTCAGCACCGCCCCCACCATCAGCACCCCGAAATGCGCCTCATACAAGGCCGGGATATTGGGGGCCATGACGGCGACCGTATCGCCCAGACCAATGCCGCGCTGGGCCAGGGCGGACGCCAACCGGCAGCATCTGGCCTCCGTCTCTGCCCAGCTATAGGACAGCGCACCGTGCACCACCGCTTCACGGTCCGGAAAAACCTGGGCCGCACGCTTTAGAAAACTCAGCGGTGACAAGGGTGTGTAATTCGCCGGGTTCCGATCCAGCCCGGTCTCATAGATGCTCACCTGTTTGGTCCCCATTGATCCGTTCCTCACCCTGGATTCTTATCCCGCAAAAGGCGGTCCCAAACAGTGCCTGATACGCCCCGTCCCTGCCAATCTCTTTCGGCAAGGCACCCCAAACCAGCCCCTTGAGCCCACTACATGACCTGGCTAAACCAGCGCATAGGCATTGACCTGTTCCACAGGATCCTATCTTGAGGCACGCCTTTAAGGTGTGTATCCTCCAACACGGCGTATCCGCGATGACAACCGGGAAATCGCACGTCCGGTTCAGTTTGCACCAATGGTGCCATCTGCTACGTGGAGAGTGGCGTACCACCTTCGCGGATGCGCCACTCTCCAGTTGCCTCTCTCTTATTTCGGAATTTCTTGATATCGACCTTGAAGCAGATTGGGGACGATGCTGCTTGCAATAATTGCGATGAATATCTGGAATACGGTATGCCCCGCTGCTACTCTTGCGATTATCGTTGTTAGGGGCGGCGGATGACTGGGATGAATACGGCGAAAAAGGCGGAGGCAAAGACTGCGGCAGAACGGTTGATTGCGGCTGGCTTTGGCGCGATGTATGAGCGTCATGGCTTTCAGCGCGTATCCGCGACGCAGTATCGTATGGACCGGGACGGCCTTGTCTGGCGCGCGGCGGTGGGAAAAGGGCGCCCCAACGATCCCAACTCCTTCCGTGACTCCGTCGGCTGTCAGATCCAGGGACTTCCCGAATTGCTGGAACGCCTAGACGAGAAATGGATTCCGCTAAAACTTCCAGGCACCCGCATCGACGTCGATTGGTATACGGACAGTGTTGATCAAGCCATAGAGAAGGAATTGAAGCCCTATTATGAGTCGCGTAAGGACGAGCCGAAAACCTTCTGGCGGTGGCTGTTCTATAAGCACCCGGAACCCCCCGTCACCCTGGAACGCCGCCATCCGAATATAGACCATCTGTTCCGGGGCGATGGGCATTTATGGGATGCCCCAGAGGACCGCCCCTTTCAGGACTTCACCAACGAGCTGATAAACCTGTGGGAAACCTATGTTTGGCCAGAACTGGATAACAGATTGGATTTGACCGACTTTTTGGGCTTTTGCACAGAGGACCATATTTCAGACCAATTGGATTTTGATAAAATCACTCTACAATATCTGATTGGGAACCATGACTTTGTTAGAGGCCAGTTGGCGCATCTAATGAAACCGGAACAATATGATCCCATCCATATTGAACACCAATTGCGAGAACAAGGACGTCTTTCAGACGATGCAATGAGGCACCGAAATGTTTCTATAAAGGATTACATAAAAAACGGTGCTGAGACAGGAAAGTCTTATGCTGTCAGGGCTCAGAAAATTTTGACCGAATTGTATGGGTAAAAAAGGGCAATGAAACAGCGACCTAGGCTTAAAAGCCCTGGGTCGCTGTTTCATAGTTACATATCATTTACAGAATTGCCCGATGGCAAAACACTCATACCGACAATTCCAGCCAGCATCATTCCAAGTGAAACTGGGGAACTGGCGCTGCTCTCTGTATGAAAGTGTCGGACATGACCAACTAACCCTTGAATGCGCTCATTTGTCCAACCATTGTTTCCACCTTTCTTCAGAACATCCCGTAAGGTCTCTTCAAGAATTTCAATTGGGATTTGATCAAGGCGATCCCGAAAGTGGATAACCTTTTCTATTTCCAATGGAGGTAAAGTCTGATTCTTTTTTTCAGATTGTTTTGCAATTGTTTTAGCATCGTTATTCACCTTAGCATCCAGCGGAGCCTGCCTACCATGTTTGGATTGGTTGATCTTCATCTCCAACCCTTTCCAAGCCTCCCCATTCTCTGCCGGGAACAGAAACATGCCGAACTTCGTCTTGAGGTCTTCCCGAATGACGGCATCATAATTTCGCCCTTTTCCATCGACTTTAAAACGACGTTCAGCCTGATTTTCAATTTGAGTTGCACCAACATCTTTCAGGCTTTGTCGCATGTTACGTTCGCCCGCTTCACCTACAATGTAAGGCCATGCTCCTTCGATATGACTGCGCAAGTCTTTGGGAAGGGTTTCGAGTGTTGCTCCAAAAACTGACTGTGGCGATGCCGTTGGGAAAGAGTTCTTCCAACCAGCCACAGACTCCATTTTTGCCTGATTGAGGCCACGTTGCAGGCGATACCCCGCGACCAGTTTTCGGCCGCCTGCGGTGGTGCGCAGGCCGCGAACCAGGGCGGTGCGGGCGAGTTTGGCGACTTTCCCGACGCCTGGCACGGCCCCCGCTGTGGCCAATACGGCAAACAGACCGTTCTGACCGGCCAATTTCCAATCGCCCGCCTCTATCGCCTTGGTCATGGCGGTGAAATCAGTCACGGCATCCTGGGCCGAGCGCACCTCCCCAATGAGGGGCAGCATGTCCAACAACAAGTCCCGCGCCAGCGCCAGATCCTCCGCACCGTCTGGTGCATAGGCATTGACCAGAGTTTCGGCCATATCAGCCTTGCTGGCCCCTGATGCCTGCCCTTCGACAACGTCCAGCAGGGCAAGTTCCCGATCAATGGCTCCCTGATTACGGCTCCGACGGCGCGGCCCAAGCGACGTCTTATCGAACGCCCCTAATTCAGCCAGGCGATCTTCTATATCTTCGACACTCAGATCACCGGAAAGTACCTTGCGGATATCGTCTGCAATCGCCGGGTCTTGGGCCATGGCTTCTGCCAGGCGTTTGGTGCCGGTTGTGTCCAGGCCTTCCAGACGCACCCCGTCCCCAAAGTCCAGTACAGGGTCGGCGTCTGGCGCGCGCGTGATGGTGACCCCGGCTTTTTCTTTGGCCGCGGCATAGGTTTCCGACCCCTCGGCAAAGCGGCGCTTCTCAGCGGCTTCCTGATCCTGGGCGATGGCCCCGGCGATGCGGGCCTGGGCGGTGGGGTAATCTTCATCCTTCCGCTTTTGATAGCGCGCAGGATTATAGGCCCCCGGATCACCAAGGCCGATCTTGGCCTGGCTAGACTCCAGTCCCCCCTTTGCCCCATCATTCGCCCCCGCATTCGCCCCCACATTCGCCTGAGGCTCAGCGGCGTTCGCCCGATAGGCAGCAATTTCCCGATTGATGCCCGCATCAAACTGTCGGGCTGCCTGTGGATCGCTTTTGCCAACAGCCAGGCTGTGCAGGCGGGCAATTTCCCGCAATTCTGGAATGGCCGCCTCTCCACCGTCCTGCAAGGCGCGGCGGGCGTGATCGTAGTAATCATCATAGCGGGCGACCCTGGCCACGGCATCGGCCTCCCGTTGCAGCGCCGCCTGGTCCTCTGCGGAGCGCGCCGGGCGCGGTGTCGCTGTGGAACGGATTGCCCCAGATACCGGTCGATGCGCCTGATCCAGGGGCTTATGAGCATCCTTGTCCACAGATCGCCCGGTTTCCTCAGGACGCGCACTATACCCATAGGGGTTCAGCACAGGCTCCTTTGGTGACACTGCCGGCTGGCGCTTTTCGGAAGGAGCGGTCCAGCGTTTGGGTTGGCCTGTCGGCTGGGACCCGTTGTCCCGTTCCGGGATTAGGGTCGATGGCTTCGGAAGGGCGGGCTGATTTTCATGCTTTGTCCCAATAGTCGTTCCAGCCTCTGCCCTGATCCGGGCCGCACCTTCGCCCCCGACAGAAATCGAGCGGGGCGTATAGGGTTGATAGCCTGTCGTCGGGTTAAGCCCCCTGTTTTCCGACCCTGGAACGGGCCCAGATAGCACACCAGACGGCGCACCGGACAGCGAACCAGAGGACAGTGACGTATTGGGCGTTTGGACAGTTGGTGCCTGCACTTTAGGTATTTGAATTGACGGCCCTGTGGCCGCAGGGGCATTCCACCCCATGCCAAAACTTGGCCCGGCCCCGGCGGCATTGCTGTTGACGGATTTGGGCGTTGGTGCCCCTTCTGAGGATCCCATTTTACATCTCCTTGGATTTTGATTTGATCAGGCTTTGCAGCAGATTTTGCAAAACCCCTGTATTTTGATTGGCTGGCAGGCCACCCTGAGCCTCCAGCACGCGCTGTTTCTCGCCAGACCGGCGGTAGACATAAATACCCAATACCGAGAGGCCCACGGTCCAGATCGTCCCCAGTGACGCGACGGCGGCGATGACCGGGGCGGCCTGTTGCGGGTCGGCGACCACGGTATAGGCAATTGCCCCCATCTGGGCGGCCCAGGTGAAGGCCATGATATAGCCAAAGGTCGGGCGCATGCGGCGGACATAGGCGTCGTCGCTGATACTCTCCGCCCGGATAGTCTGGTTGACCTGTTGCAGCCAGGTCTGGTCGGTATTGGCCTCCAGCGTGGCAAGGGCTTCCAGATGGCGATTGGCTTCTTTCAACTGGTCGCCATCCAGTCGACCCGTGGCGATTTCAGTATCGACCTGGCCCAGTGCGTCTCCCGCTGCTTTCGCGACAGAGTTGGAGGAATTGGACAAGGCCCCCCCGACGGCCTTTACCAGCAAGGGCAGGCCGATCTGGGCAAGTAACATTGGCAACATGATGATGCTCCTTTCACGATAGAATTTGATAGAATTTGAATGACCCGATCCGGGCCTTAGGCTTGCGCCGTTCCGCCCATAGCGGATGTTCTCTGGGCCGTCGGTAATGCGTTGCGCCATAGGTCGGATCGACCAGCGCGCCCCGCACCGCCCGCGCTGCAATGCGGCGACAGACGGCGAGATCCGGGTCCGTGTCTGGGACCTGCATCAAGCTGGCGCGATACTCAGGCGTCAGGCGCCAGCAGGGAAATTGCCCACTGGCCAGGCAGGCTTCCACCACCGTGGTGCCCCACCAATCCTTGCCAAATCGCTGTTTCGCCAGACAAACGCGGTTCAGAACGACGGCCGCAATCGCCTCCTTGATGCGGACGGATTCAGCCCGGGCTTCGCCCCACAGGGTGCGGGCCAGGATATCAATGGCGGTTTCTTCCGCCTCCATATCCAAAGGTAGATTCAACAGGGTCATGACTCTCTCCTTGTCATATGTCTTGCAGAGGGTTTTTGGGAATCGAGCTTTGCTTCGATGCGCAGCAGGTGATCGGTCAGCCGCCCCTCCAGATCTTTCAGTTGAGAGGTTGAGGCATAGCTTTTGGCGACTTCCAATTTATAGGCGGAAAGCGCTTCCCGAAGCTGAGCAACAGCCGTATCCAGCCGTTGGCGGTGGCGCTCTAACGCAATGTCCTGATCGCGCCGTGTGCGCCACATCAGCCACCACAGTCCGGTCAGCGCCGGAATTTCGACAACAGTGATCCACCAGATCACGTCAATGGACGTGCCCGTCATTTCATTTCTCCTTATTTTACACAATTTATGTTTTAGATATTGTCAGACGCTGAAATCAGCATCGGCGATGACACTGCCACCACCCCCCTGCCAGGATTGGCGGCAATAATGGGTGCTGGACCTGGGCAGGCGCACAGGTTCCATTGACAGGCACCCCGCCACCGCATCCAGCCCGTCATCGTGCCCTTTACTGAGACCGCCCGCCTGCCATTCCCGCATTTCCATCGGAAAAGGCGTATCCCAAACGCTACGGTGACAGGCGATCTGACCAGCCGCCAGAACCGCATCAAAAGCTTCCAGAATGCGGGTATCCTTGGCCCTGGTTGAATGGCGCTCCTGCACCGCACAGGCGGTATGCAACACGGCCATTTCCCGGCGCAGCAGGCTGGGCAGAAATTTGCCGATCCCGTTGGTCTCAATCGTGACAGAGGGCAGAAAATTCCGTCTGGCAAACCGCGCGACCGCCCGACATTGCTGACGCGCCTCGTCCAAATGCAAAGCGGGATCGGTGGTCAGATACTGAATGCGATGCAGTCGATAGATCCCGTCTTCGCCTGTAAAAACACAGGCCACGACGGAGGAATCCCCGGTTCCCATCCCCCCATAGGCCGGGTCCCACCAGGCGGTGGCGGAGATCATCCGCACCCCGTCCAGCATCAGCATTGCCTCCCCGTTTCGCTCCACCAGATCCAACCTGGCCTGATACAGTTTCATGCGGTCCGGGTCCAAGCGACTGCCCACGATGTTCATGGGCTTGAGCATCATCTGACTTTGAAACTTTCCCTCCCCCTGGCGCAGCCGCAGCGCCTGGATTTCCTCCCGGCTATAGCGGTCCGGCCAGGCAGACGCGCCGTCTGCTTTCAGGATCGGGACTTCCAGGCGCTTGTACCCCGCCAGAAATGGTTGAGCCTCGCCAATTTCTGACCGCGCCTCTTTTGCATATATTGTGTAGTAACTATGCGGCGTCCCGACATAAAGCTGCATGCCGCCCGGTACCAGAATGTAATCCGCCTCGCTGAGCCGGGCCCGCAGGTCCGCGCGCTTGGGAGCGGTATCACAGGTATTAGGCACTTCGACATCATCACAAATGATCAGGTCCGCCCGACTGCCGGTCAGGTTCGCCCCGATGCCCCGCGCCAACATGGAGGGATCACGCAGTTCCTTTAGCCGCTGCACCGTGAAACGATCAGACGCCCATTGATCCAACTGATCGGGCTTCAGCCCCTGGGTCAGCGGATGGCGTTCGATCAGGCGTTTCACATTGCGCACCATGCGACTGGCCAGGTCCTGCTCTGCCGCCAGAACCAGAATGCGCAGGTTCGGATCGCAATACAGTTTCCAGGCACAGAAAAGGCCGACAATCGTGGACTTCCCGGCCGCCCGGAACGCCAGCAGGATCAGGTGCCGATCCTGACTGCTTGCCCCGGCATTCACCCGGGCGTTCAACCAGCGACAGATGCGTCGATGCAGGACCGGCGTTTTCTGACCCTGTATTTCGTTCCATATCCACAGGAACTCCAGAAAGCTACAGGCTGTCATGCTGTGCCCCCCTGTTCCGTGTCAGACGGGATGGCGGAGTCAGAACTGTCTTCGTCCTCCTCATCATGAGCGAGTGCCGTTCGGGCGGCGCTAATCAATGTCGCGACCCCATCCAAATTCTTTTCCTGCGCTTCATCCTGGGTGGCGGCGGCTTCTGCCAGTTTGATGATCTGTTCGATATGGGCCAGGGCGGCCTTAGCCCCCGTATGGGCGGCAGCAAAGGATTTCGGATCTTCTGCAGGCCCATTCAGGGCAATCTGTTGATAGGCGGCGATGGCGGCATCCAGCATCGCTGGAAGCTTTTTCATCAACCGTTTCCGCATTGTGTTGGACTGTGGGCGACGGGTGCGTGGTGTACGGGATTGCGGGCGGCGGGCAGTGGCTTTCTTAGCGACCATTTTAAGTACCTTCTTTGTTGAGTGCAGAAACGCGAAAGCCCCGCCACAGGGGCAGGGCTTTCGCAAAAAGCAGATATGTTACGCGGCGGATTACACAGTGACGCTTTCTGGCACGGGCCAATGCGCATCATCTGAGATGACAGTCGGTGGGTCTGTCTGCAATTGCGCAGAGACCGCAAGGCAGGCCTGGCGATAGTGTCGCATGGCATCAAAGATCAAACGGGCCTGTGCCTCGCTGGTCAGTGTCATCAAGACACCGGCCGCCGTGGCAAAACGCACCCCGTCCTCATCAATCAGTTCATCCGCAAACGCCTGAACAATTTCACCCACGCGCTGGGACGAGACCTCGTCACACCGAAACGGGCTGCCGTTGACAAATATGCCCTTGGTTATCCGGCGTTCCGCCTCGAACCGGATCTGTCGCAATGGGCTGGTCAGTTTTGCAATCTTTGTGATCGTTGGCATTTTTGTTCCTTTCAAATTAAGCTTCAAGCAAGGCTTGATCGCATTGGAAACCCCAGCGATGGAGAACAACATCTGCATCATTCTGGCAGTCCAGCTTCAAGCGTATGGATGTTCCACTGGGCTGCGATGACAGATCAACCGTGCCCGCTACAAGGGTGCGCCCGGTACTGGCCCATGTCTGCAATACAGTCGCAGATACAGCCGTCCAGGTTGTGCCGTCATCCCGACTGACCGACAGCACAAAACCCGTATTGATTTCTGGCTCCCCGTAGAGTTCAAGCTCCACCAGAACCCGCCCTTCCAAGGGGTCATTTTCCACCGTGATCGGGCTAGAGACGATTGTCATATCATTAATGACAGCGCCCAAAATCTGGATTTCTGTTATGACCGGAATGTAAGTGTTAGCATTTGTGGTTCGAGATCCATCGGGACTGACGATGCGCACGTATCGGACCGTTCCGGCAATATCGACATGCTGCCATCCGGTGCTGTTTACAAAGGACCCTTCCCCAAGGACCACTGTATCCGCACCAAAGGCATTCGTTCTACAGCCGAGAACGCGCATATTGGCCATCATCGTCTGGTTCGCCAGCACATAGACAAGAAACCGGGTAACCGGCTTGATCGCACCCAGATCATATTGAACATAAAACCCGGATGTGAAGCTTGTGGCGGTGCCTTGCCAATATGCGCTTAAATTGCCATCTGTCGTAACCAATGGTGAATTGGCGTAGTTTCCGATTGGTGATACAGCATTGATACCACTGGACACGCTAGCCCCGGGGGACCGACAGTTATAGGAACCATCAATCGGGTTATAACTGTACCCTGATCCCGCCAGCGCACCGTCTTCGATGCCACTTTCGTCCGAGAAGTCATCGATATAGGTGTTGATCAACTGATACTCATTGACGCCATTTTCGATAGCCGAAGACCAAAGGAGCCGAAACTGAGTCTCCTCAAGGGCATTCAACTGGTTCCGAATCTCCGGCAAGGCCGTATCGTTGATCAAATCCAGTGCCACGCCATCCGCCGCGATGTCTCGACCATCAACCGTATCGGGATCAACAATCGCATTGCCGTCCATGTCCAAAGACCCGGTCATCGCCACGGCACCATCCCGAGGCATGAAAATGTCATCGCCTACGAAAGTGGAGACCCAGCCCGACTGACTATACACCTGCATTGATTGTTCATCGGTATCGAAGAACAAGTCGCCTTGTTGCAGGGGCGAGCCGTTCAACCGCTGTGTCGGCGCTTGCGCGGTTGCATAAGACCCCAGATAGATAAGGGCGAATTGTGCTGTGGCCCCCATGGAATCCGGCACTTTTGTCACAGGGCGCCCATCGACATCAAAGCTCAGAAACATGCCCGCTCGATCCCGTGCCAGGGGAAGAACCAAGTCACTGTCAACGTCATACGGCAAGCGGTGAATGGAATCTCCGACCAGCGCCTCCGCCTGCTGCAACAACAGGGCTGTGCGATCCAGTTCGTCATTTAGTACTGCCGCACGCAGATCGGCCCCCGGCGAAAAGTCAGTGGTGCGTTGAAACGGCATATCCCGCCAGATTGAAATCCGTGCACCGCCACTGGGGCTCTGGCCAAAGACAATCGTCCCCCCCTGTTCCTGTCCAGTCCCCGTAATCGTATAGGCGGAAGAATCCAGGATCACGTCATCGACGGCCACGCGCAAATCCCCGTCACTAAGAATGGGGAATGGATAGTCGAATACAGACGTGCCCAATTCACCTTCTGCCTGCACATATTGAACGCGCGGACGCAGGTCATTGATAAGTATATCAGTCATTGTGTTTTGTTCCTTCGAGTGTGAGTTACTTTTCAAGAATGCCCGCGACCTGAGTGCCAATGCCAATCAGGCCTTTGGCGAGTTCAAGTCCCTGCGCCGCGCCGCCACCGCCGCCGCTGCCGGTATCATTCAGCAAATTCAAACCACTGACGGTCATGTCATACCCCTTGCGGCTGTCGGCCAGGGCCTCGTTGTAGTTCTTGTTCAAACCGCTGATCACAGCGGCGCCCGAACCGCTTGTTGAGCCAACCCCAGATGAGCCCAATCGCGCCCTGGAGCTGGCCACAGCGGATCGACGTTCCCGCTCCAACTGTTTTTCTTTCAAACGCTGTTCCAGGGTTCTTTGATCAAGGTCCTGTTGCCGCGCCAAAGCGGTTTGAGCCGTCTGAGCCTTTACCGCTTTCTTCTGCTGACTCATTTGGGCCTGGGTCTGTGCCACGCTGATTGCGGACATAACGACACCGATGACGGGTGCTGCTGCTCCCATTGTACTTCTCCTTCTATGGTGGTTGATTAGAGCAACGCCTGCGCAAACGGACTTGTCTACGATGACGTATTTGCTGAAAAAACAACGATGCTCTAAATGCTTGAGCTCATGCGACCGCATGATGCTCTGCATGTTTCAGCTCATGCGAGCACATGATGCTGTGTATGTTTGAGCTCATGCGACCGCATGATGCTGTGTATGTTTGAGCTCATGCGACCGCATGATGCTCTATCCGTTCGACGAGATCTCATTGAGAACCGACAGAACGGTACAGGGCAGCGGATCAGACTGTTCGATCCGCCACAAAGGCACCGGCTCTCCCCGGGTCCATCCCAGGGCGCGCACGGTCTTATCTCCGGTCAACGGTGTGATTGGGGAATCCAACGCACCCGGTCCGAAGGTCTTAAAGGGCAAGGGGCGCAAGCCCTGGCCCGTATCCACTGTCAGAGCCGCTGTTTCCAGCAACCGGAAGGTAGCCCGAACCAATCGCGTGGCGCTGCCTTGCGTCACACCGGTCCCAGAGGGCTGATAGGCTGGTAAAGGCTCGATGATATGGGTGTAGGGTAAACCGATCTGAACCGTTCTGGCGGGCTGGGCCAGAGTGATTGCCCCATCGATCACCGTCGCTTGATCCCGAACGATACCATCGGCCACGACATCAACGGTCCTGTCATTCAAATGATCCAGACCAGACCAGACCGTCTTTCCATCCTCATCATCGGCAACCTGATCCGTCATCGCCGCATCGGTCAGAAGGGCATCATCAAACCGCTCTATTCGGTACGTTTCCCCGCGACGCACCATCAGGTAAACATTCGATCCGACCACTGCGACCGCATGGAAAGTTCCATCCGTTTGCATCATGGACCAGGCCGTGACCTTCTCCTGCCGAAAGACGGTGACGCAGGCCAGCGTGCCATCGCCATTGACTAGATACAGGATACGATCCGCCTTGTTGAAATCCTGATCCACGGGATTGCGCATCATCTTATCCGACAACACGGCCAGGTCGTTGGACTGGTAAGCCTGTTCAACATCCGCAAACAGAAATTCCCGCAACTCAGTGCCACTACGCGATACAAACAAGGTTGCACCATCCACATCACGCGGCAGGATTGTTCGGTTCGCCAATGAACCGATGCGGGTCTGCCGTTTCAGCTGGATCGCAGAAGGGGTCAATGGATCCCCGGTCACCATCCATTCCGCACCGGATGTAAAAACCTGCAAGTGACGGCCGGAGAATACAGCCCGGATGGCATTCACCTGATCCGACAGGATGGCAAATTCGATAGACTCATCATCCTCCGCCTCTCCCAGGTCGAAGTTGAACAGATCTGCCGATTTCGACAACCACAACCGATTGGTCAGATCACGACTGCCACCAATGACCAATCGGTCCTGATGAAAGCAAACAGAGACAGGATAGCCTCGCACGGCGGAAAAGGATGCTTCCTCCCAGTCCTTCACGGCATCTGTTCCCGCAAGAGCCTCCTTCACGCTGGCTGTTGCAACGGTGGCGGAAGTCACGGCGGTAACCTCAACCTCTTTATCAGACACCCGGAATCGCACACCGACATGGTCTGCCTCAAAGACATCATCCGACGCGGTCAGGGTAATCGTTCCCGTCGTCGCACTGGGCGTCAGTGTGACATCCTCATCGGCAAACTTGTAATAGGGTTGGAAGCGCCGATCGTCCTTTTCAAAGAATTTCCAATCGGTGATCGACCACAGTTCCGCACCCTTTCGCGTCAACCGCTTTGGGGGCACATCCGGATGGACAAGCAACAGGGTATCTGCGCTTTGTGTCCAGGCCAGATGCTTCAACTGATCCTCCGTCCAGGGCGATTCCAGCGTCACGACAAGAATGTCATTGGCATAAACCCGCACCTGCAAGTGCGTGAATACCAGCAAATACACCTGTTCAGTATTAAATTCGAACGGGACCAGCCGACCCGAACCCTCCGTCAGGGCAATGTGACGCAAGCCCCGCCGACGTGCGACACCCCCTGTTGGGGCAATTTTGACATTGCGCAGCGTGGCGGCCCCATTGCTGTAGGCTGTCAGATCGCCCCGCCCGACAAGACCGATGGAAATCTCACCGGCGGTGAAGTTTGTTTGAATGGTTTTGATCCGTGCCATTATCCGCGCACTCCTACCAATGTGTAATCTTCGAACCGGGGTGGAACATCCTGCTGGGCATCAATCAGCCGTGCCTGACGAAACTGATCATCCGCCAGCCGTTGCAGGGCCTCAGACCGGGTTGTGCTTTCCGTGATGGGCAAACAGAACTCCGCCGCCAAACGCGCGATCAGGGCCTGATCGAAGAAGGGAGGAAAGGCGGATTCGTTGGGCCGAAAGATATAAGTCAATGTCACTGACGCGGCATTCGTATGCAGACGCCGCTCCACAATGCGGTAGTCCAGACCACGCCCATAGCCCGCCTCCCCCGCAGACAGGGCGCGCAGAAAGTCGGACGGCAATTGATAGGCATAGTCATAATCCGCTGCCGGAACGCCCACCAATCGCGGCAGAACCCGCTGTGCGGTGGCAAAGCTCCAGGGATGGGCCGACAACATGGCATCGCGTGTTGAGGGATACAGCGTGGCGGCAACCAGGCTTTCTGCTGTGCCATCTTCGAAGCCGGAAATCGGTGTTGCGCCAATCTTGATCAGCGCACGGCTGGATAATTGAATACTGCTTAAGGCCATAAGAGCTCTCCTAGAAAAAGTGGCCGCCCGGAGAGTCCAGGCGGCCACGTGAGTTTGTTGAACAAAGGTCAGGATCGGATGTCGATCAGTCCGTATCAGCAGAACCGATCGCGGTCAGATCATCGACATCCACGACAGTTCCGGTATTCGACGATACATGCAGAATGCCGGAGCTTAACGTGCCATCGGTATCGGTATTGGCCAGGATCATATCCCCAACGCGCAGCATGTCCGCTGCTTCGTTGAAGTATCCTGCCGTATCGACACTGGCGGCCACGTCGGTCGTCGTATAGTGCCAAAGGGTGAAGCCGTTGGCGTAAGCGATAACGCTCAAGTCACGAGATTTATATGCCATTTTATCGGTCTCCTTCCGGCTTACGATTCAAGGCACGGCAGGCGCACAATGCCCGTCGCGTCGATGACACCAGCACCCTGGCTCATCATGTGGTTGATGAAGTGGGCTGCCCGGTCGCCATGCCAGGTGATGTCGGATTTCACATCCTTGCCAATGGCATGACCGATGGCGGTTTTGTGATACCAATACCCATTGCGCACGCCGCCAGACAGCACGAGGCCCGAATGCGGCATCCACAAGGTCCCCAGCCAGCGTTTCGCCTGGGTCCCTTTCCAGGGCAGGTCTTCATCGCCGACATAATCCGCGTTGGAGAATTCTTCGATATCCAGAAGATCGCTCCATTGCTTCCAGCCGATAATGGCGACCCGTTGACCATCATCCGGGACATCCTGGCCCCCCAGCATTTCAAACGCTTCCAGCACTTTGGCTTTGGTCAGGCCGGTCGTGCCGTCCTGAGAGTCCTGGGCCGACGGTACGGTTTCCATGGCATCGATGATCAGATCATCCGTTTTCCGACCCAGGGCATAGGCCCCGGCATTGGTGACGACGGATCGTTCATCATGGGCCATCTTGATTTCATCCAGGGCATCCACCCAGTCACCGGCATAGTAATCCTGCAAGGCGATTTCGACCGGTGTATGGTCGATGTTCATCACCGGTACTTTGCCATGACGGGCCTTGGTGGATGCGGTGCCCTTGCCAACCTTCTGGAATGTCGTGGAAGAGCCCTTGATGTCATTCTTGGTGCGCACGGTATTCCGCAATTTTGACCCCATGCGCTGATAGGCCAAATGCACTTCGATCTGAAAGTGCCGGGAGAATGAGGTTTCCACAGTTGTGGACAT